CCTTCCGGCCTAGAAATCAAAGCAGCAAGGATGCCAGCCTGAGTTCTAAAGATGGTTGTAGACATAGAGAACGGGTCCATATTGGTAGTACGCCAGGTACTAACAACACCAGGACGCATGGTTGACATAACCAGCCCTGTGTCCATTCCAGTGCGCTCATTTAAGTACGACCCTAGCTTGGACGAGATCTCATCCTGAGTATCACGCACAGAAGTAAGGCCGGCAACTAAACCAGATCGACGCAAATCTCGCATCATCATCTGGCGCTGTTGCATTGCCATAACGGCACCGTCGTTAGAAAGGTAACCAGGATTCTCAAACAAAGTGTTAGCAATCAGGCCACGCTTAGCACCCGCAATATCCGAAGCTTTATAGGCCCAGGTAACAAAGGGGCTAAAGATTGGGGACAAAGGCATGTCTCGAATAAACCGAATAAAGTTCGGAATATCACCATAATCAAAGATAACCTGATTAACTTTACGGAGAGCAGCTTTGCCTAGGCGTGTCTGCATCTCACCAGGGCTAACCTCACGCCACTTGCCCTTGGCCCACATCTTATAGATGGGGGCACCGGGCATGCCCTCTTTGTAAATACGAGTGTAACTGTTGGGGCCAGTACGGAGATCAATGTATCTAGGATTGGCCTTATCCCCAACATCCAGCCTGCTAAGAGCACTACGCATCTCACCCAGCTCACGCCTAAACTCAGCAACACGGAACGAAACATCACCAAGGTTATATGCTTTAACTGCCTGACGACGAGCGGCCTTTTGTGCCCTGTTGCCAGCTTCAGCAAAGCCAGTAACAAATTTGCCAAAGTTGCCAGCCTCAACAGGAGCCCTGCCTAGTTTACCGAACTCACGATTCATCTTCTTGGTGAGAGAAGTATCCCCAAGCATCTCTGTAAGGCCAGCAAGCTCATACCGAGACAACTGATCTAAGCGAACACCCAGACGGCGAAGAAGTTCAAAGTCACTATAAACATCAGGATACTTCTCTTGGAACTTCTTAATGTCACCCTTGCGCCCAGACCGCTTTAACTTATTTAGCTTATTAAACAGGTACCCGTGAGTTACTGTGTCTTTAATAACCCATAAGGGGTTCTTGCCTGTAAGCATTGATATAGCAGCAACGTTACTCATAAAGTTTCCGACATGAGTAACAGGATTAAGAGTAGTCAGTGCACCCTTAGTGTGACGATGGAAAGCGAGCAGGTACTTATTAATACCCTGTTGGTTGCGTGAAAGAAGAGCAGATAAGTTATCTAGCTCCATACGGCCAACAAGTTCAAAGCCCTGAGCTTGATTCCACTCTGGGCTAACAAGGTAATCAGAATCCTTAAATGTAGCTTCAAGACTCTGGTTAAGCATAGAGTCTTTCGGGAAGATCTGATTGCGAATAGCAGCCAGGTCGGAGTCACTGAGAGCCTGACGCCTGTTACTAAAGACAGAGCGAACCTCTACATTGCCAATCTCGGACCAGGTATCTAGCCATGCAAGGTACTCACCGACACGGCTGTTTGTTTGAATAACGTTACCACCCTCACCGATAAGATCTTTCCGCTCAGCCTTGCTTAGCTTCTTCCCTCTCTGCCCCTCGATAGCTTTGATGATTTGCTCGGGGTTAGATCGAATAACCCGTTGCAACTGATTGCGAGTTGCCTTGCTGATATTTAGACCGCCAATGGCATTCTCATTTCGACCAAACACAGAGGCAACCATCTCGGAGCCAGTATCAAGCAGTGTCTGATTAATATAAGCACGGTCGCTAGGAGACAGGTTCTCACGAGCAAGCAGGCTGTTTATCTCTGCCATACGCTCAGGAACAATATTAAGGCGCTGAGAATCGTTTCTAAGGGACTTAAAGAATGCTGCCTGACGTGCTTCGTCGCTAAGCATCTTACTAATCTTCATGGCAGCCTGCATAGCAATCTCAGACTCGCTAATCTTTTTGGATTGCCGAACAGTCTGAAGCGCTTCGTTAAACAACGGCTCAAGAGGGATCGTTACCTTGACGTCGTTACCACCCTTTATCCCGACATTTTGAACTACATCGGTAAGACCCAGGGACTGTAACGTTACAACCTCATTAGGGTCTACAAGTCTAAAGGGGCGATCAAAACGAGCAAGGATTTGGTCAAGCGCAGTAGATGCTTGATCCACAAGGCCTTGATCCATAATAATGTTATGTTTAGTCTTAGCCTCTTGTTTCATTTTGCGTAGTGCTAACTGCTTAACAGCACCTTGCAGATCAGAAGAGGCAAGCATACCCACACCACGCTCAAACACTTCACGGGTTAACCTTGTAAGTGCAATCTTAATATTGCGAGCAGGAATATCCGTAAGTTGTGTAAGGCGGCGTGACTGACGATCAATCAGCGTATTAATAAACGGATCAACAGAGATTCGGTTATCTGGCCTCACAACCTCGGTATCCGGGCCAACCTTTAAGGGTTTGCCCGGACGGGCATCGAAAGACTTAAGGATCTGGTCGTTAAGAGGACGTTGATCCAGACCTGCAATAACATCTAGCGGGGCAACATACTCTTTACCTTGAGCCTCTACTGTTTGCCTCAGCACAGCAATCTGCTCAGGCCTTTCCATTGTAAGGTCAGCGGCCTTATATACATCCCCTTCAGCTCTGCGCTTTTCTGAGTTCCTAGCAAGGGAATCAAACAGGTTTTCCTGTTTTGTAAGCTGCTTGCTCATCTCTGAGGATTTAGCTCGGTCAATGACAGCATAGAGAGCGTCGTACTCTACCTGAGTAAAGTCATCTAATACCTTCTTAACATTGTCTGGCAGATTAACAGGTTGCTTAGCTTTGCCCTTGTAAATGTCTTTAGTTTGAAAGTTTGCAATATCAGACTTTAATTTATCGAGCTGCAAAGCAGAGAGGTTATCCAGTTTCTTAACCCATGACTGCTCGGTCAGCCTGGTAAATGCTTCACGGTATGGATTGTTCTTAATAGCGCTTCTTAGAGTTATAGGATCAACAGCAGTACCACGAATAGCCCGTTGTATTGCAGTCTTTCTTAGAACAGCAAGTGCATCATCTAAGCCAACTAAATCAGTAAGCGTAAGATGCGAAGCCATTCTGTTTTCAGGCATTACAAAGTCTGTTTCTTTATAGAGATCCCTTCTTCCTCTTTTGCCAATCCCAACATCAATACCTTGGCCACCACTGTAAACAGACTCCTCAATAGCCCCTTTAACACCAGAGAAGCCTGTTTCTCTGGATCCGTAACGCATCTCATCAATAGCCTGAACAGCCTCTAGGAACTGACCATCATTGTAGATTGCACGGTTAATAGCCTGAAGGTCATCACCAATAGAGTTCTTAAGGCTACGAACAGATGAGTTGCTTACAGTTACACGGGCTTGGTTGCCTGCTGTAATCCACTTAGAAGTCCTAAGACGTGTTGCTTTACGGGTAAGTTTATCAGTTCTGCCACTACTAAGAATAAGCCAGTTGGCCATAGACGCACCAGTATTATAAGCAGGAGCATCTTGGATTGTAGCCCCTTGCTTGCGCCTCTTGGCAGCCCAATCCTTCTTTCCTTTAAACACCCGTGGCGCATCGCTGCGGGATCCAGTTACAAGCAGTCCACCAACAGCGCTGTAAACCTGAGCCTGCTTTTGTTTCTTTGCTCTGTCTAGTACCCGGAGAATCTTCTTCTTCTTAGCATCTAGCTGGTCTTCACTTAAGAACTTAGTGCCCTTTGTCTTCTTAACACCGGCAGCACGTAATTCTGCATCACGTAGCCCCTCTAGCTCTTTAACTTGTGCACCTGTTAGTGGGCGCTCTGACTGAATATCGCTTAGCTCTACGATTCGTTCTTGGTCCGACTTAGGAAGTCTCTTTCCTGTCTTTGGGTCTTTCTTAACAAAAGACGCACGATAAGCAGCAGGAGCAGAACCAACTCCTGTCATTTGCGGATCAGCAGTAGCCAACTCCATAGTCCTAGCTACTAACTGGTCAGGACTTCTAAATGGCTTATAGCCATCTACATTAATGAGGCTTTTGGTCTTTGGATCCCAAGCGTAAAATCCTGGGTCCAATACAGGATCCGTTCCCCGCCTTTTAGAAAGAGGAATTGACTTTCCTGTTTCAGTTTTTGTTTTGCCGTGCGGGCCCTTTGCAAACGGAACAGAAACCAAAGATCCTTGTTCAACCTCTACAATTTTAAGCCTATTAAATTTATCTAGCTCAAGAGCCCTTGTTCGAGGCGTAAAGTTTTCGCCACGCAACACCTGGAAGTCATCCTTAGTTGCTTTAAACGGATTTCCTTCTAGCCAGTTAAGTTGCTTGTTGGGCAAGGATTCAGGGCTAAACGGCTGGTAAAATTCCTTTGCTGCAAATTCGTTTGCCCGGAGCCTTCTGTGCTGTTCAATGTCACTAAAAGCCTCAAGCAGTTCAGGGTCTCTTTCAACGACCTTCTTGGTTCCTGGTCTTTGAGTTTTCTTCCCAGCCTCAAACAGGCGCTGCTCTCTTGCCAACCTTTTTCCAGCAAGAGGCATGCTTTGCCCTACCTCACGAGAGGTAGAAATGCTTCGACCTGGAACACCGGGATCAACCTCTGCTGTTTTGCTTCTAGAAAGCTTTCTGCCAACCCGGCTTTCAATGCTTCGAACAAGAGGTGAGTCTTGTGCTTTTTCTGCATCAGTTAACTCAGACCCACGACTCCTCTTGTCTTTGCTCTTTGCAATAAACTGCTGACGGAAACGAGCAGCAGCCTCTGTTTCTCCAGGCAAAACATCTTGAAGAGTTGTTTCCCTACGGACCTTGCCCCTACCTGACTCAGCAAGAGCATATCCAGTACTTGGCCTTGTTTCTCCAACCTCTACCATTAAGGCTTCTGAGTCTGGCCTTGTTGTCCCACGAACAGTGCGTGATGCAAAGGTTGTCTGCCTTAGTGCTGGCTCGCCTGTTTCAGGATCTATGACACGCCTGTCCTCTCTCATCCTGGGAACAGCTTGCGTCTTGCCTTCTGGCACAACCTCCTGTGGGTAAAGAAGAGTTGGTCTTCCCTGGCTATCTACACTAGCCCCAACAGCACCATAGCGCTCTGGGTTCTGAGCCATCTCTTCTGTTACACGGAAAGGATCAACGCTTCTTTCGTAGCCAAGATCCTTAGTATCTGGAACGTACTTTGCCCCATCCTTGTAGGGCATTTCGTAGAATCTTGGCTTTGGATTTCCGCTTGCTTCAACTGCTCTAGCAAGAGGTGTGTTAGCTCTAATAGAACCGTCGAAACGAATGCTTTCTTTAATGCCAGTATCAGTAAGGCCAAACTGACGAAGAACCTCGGGACTAACTGATTGTTCTACCCACTGAGCAGTTTGATACTTAGGTCCACGGGCAGAATCATGAAACATAATCCCAGTCTTTGCTTTGTCCGGGATAAATACAAAGTCACCGTTAGCAAGACCATCTGCTTCAAGAGTTGCCATGTATCCATCGACAACGTTGTCAAACAGATCAATAGAGTTTCTAAATCCAGTCTCGCCTAGAACTCTTTCGTTACCAAGGTTCTCAAAGAACTCATTAATAGTTTCAGGTAGGAAACCCAGCTCTCTAAAAGTACCAGGATCTAAATCTTTAGGAGTAAAAGATTTTAAGTCGCCCTCAACATTAAATGTTGTTTTATAAGTACTTACTGGTCGCTCAGTGTCCAGGAGTCCTAACTGCGACGCATAATCCAGAAGAATAGTTTCACGATTAATACTTGGGTTGGTTTCCCTAAAATACCTGTAATCATTTTCTAAGCGCTCTGCGATCATAGCCGCAACAATGTCTCGTTGCCGCTTAACAAACCTAACCTGACGCGCATTAAGTTCAGGAGAATCATCAGCAAGTACCTTAAGAGGCTTAAAGTCCTTAAATGGAAAGTACTCTACATACTTACCGTCACGGTAAATACCGCTGCCAATAAACTCATTAGGATCAAGGTTTAAACGTTCCCGCAAAGACGTAACCATATTCGCAATGTTGTTCATGCGAAGGTTCTGAGAGGCATTGTCAAACGGGCTACTTGACTGGAAGTCCATCCTTGCAGGAGCCTGCCTAATACGTGGCTGGCCAATCGCAGCTTGGGTCTGGCCGAGGGCCCCCTCAATGGGGGCCTCGCCCACCTGAACAGGATAGCCAGGCTCATCAAGCGTTACACGCTGCTCACGGACGCCTGCTTGGTCCATTTCCTCTTGCCGGACAATGGCTTCTTGCAACTTATCAAAGACGCTAGAAACTTCTCCGGCCATGCCTCTAGCGGATTCCCTAGCTGCATCCTGACCAAACCGAGGAGCAAATCGACCCATAGCACCACGGGCTAAAGCACCAGTGGCACCATAAGCAGCACCAATCTCAGGCACCCCAAAGGGAAGTGTAGCCATAGCGCCTGTGGGTATTGCGCCTAGATCACTAACTTGCATGGGACGAACAGCAGGTGTCGGACGAACACCGGGAGATCCAGCAACCTCTGTGTCTCGAACACGCAAGCCAGGAATCTGTGTCCCGCCAATAGCCTCAGCCTTAGCAAGAATAGCAGCAGCAGCGGTATCCCCAGCAGCAGCTTGGCGCTGAAGAACTTCTTTGACCTTATTTGTTAACCCCTTGCCACGTTTGAGGAACGGCAGAATCATCATTCCCGAAAGCACAGGCTTGCGCCTTACAAGGCTAGGGTTATTCCAAGCAACAACCGGAAGGCTAACCATGCCGGCAGACATTCCACGGCCTGTCTGGAACGCTTGGCTAGCACGAGCAGCAGTACGACCAAAGTACCCTTGGCTGGCTAGTTGTTGGTAATCAGCCTGTATTTCAGTGGCACCAAGAGCCTCAGCAATAAGATAAAAAGTGTCATCACGAAGTTGTTTGAAATCAGTCTCAGCATCTTGAAGAAACGTTTTATCTTCTTGGTCTAGCTGATGAACCATAGACTCTAAATCGTAAATCTGTTGAGTAACAGGGTCGTTCTCAAGCCGCTCATCAATAATACGGCCCTTAGCTCTAGCTGCTTCCTCAAAGGACCGGATTGCTGCAACCTGCTGGTCAGGAGTAAGAAGGTCTAACGCGTTAAACCCTTCCTGCCCTGAAGCATTCATTATGTTTCTAATACCAACCAGAATAGGAGACTTTCTAAGTTGAAAGTCTCCTTGCTGGTCTTCGGGAGACAGCAAGCCAAAGTTAACAAACTTCCTGTTTACAGAACCACGGCTACCATCCCACCAGTTAGCATCGTTCTGGGCTAACTTGTGAACAAGCTCTGGAGATTGACCTGCTTCAATAGCAAGCCTTACTAATGGCATCCGAACATTGGTATCCCATTCGTCCTGAGCAGCAGATACAACACGGGCATCAGCCTGGTTAAACAAGTTAATGCCCATGCCACGGGCCAGAGCCTTCGGAACATCAACACCAAGACCGTAAGCAAACCCTGCTAAGCCACCACCAACACTTGCGGGAACATCGGTAATATCAGCAAGCTCAATGCCCTCGTCAGGACGACCCATTGCGCCGGGTTGAACTGATTGTGCAGGTTGTTCTGGTGGAAGCTGCGACGCTACATCCATCCCAGTCTGAGCAAACTGAGATGGCATCGGCTGATCAATATCAATACCACGCTCGTAAGCGCCCCTTAATGTTGCGCCAAAACGTTCTTCTGCAAGAGCATCAATAGTTGAAGGATCTTGCCCCATTCTGCGCTGAGCTTCATAAAAGCCACGAATAGATTGAGATGTATCAGCAAATGGCTCGGTTACCATGCCCCTGGTCCTACATTTTCGCCCTTGCTTTCGGGCCCGCCTTTACCCTTACCTTTATTCTTACCCTTACTACTAGGCTTCCTATCGGGAACACCAAACGTCCCTGGTGTAACAAACGTGTTCTTTTTTCGGTCATAATATCCGTATCTGTTTCCAGAATACTGATCGAGTAATCCGCTTAACAGTCTGCGCTGCTCGTTGATCTCCCGAATCTTTTGGTCAGTAGCTGCGCCAAATGGTTCAGAAATATCAATCATACCCATATCTCTAATAGCCTGAACACGCTCGCCAAGAATTGCCTTGTTCTTTTGAGCTTCCTTCTTAAGCTCATGACCCCTTCTTATAAGAGCAATATAAGAAGGCTTGTTCATGCCACTTTGATCACTGGAGGCCATACTCTCAAACATCTTAGCACTTAGCACCTGATCGCCGTCTTTTATCTGGCCGTTAAGAAGTTCAAAAGGAATGCCAATTTCTACCATGCCGTCTTCGGCAGTATAGTCTGATATTTTTGTAAGGTTAAAAACGCTTTCAGGTATTTTAATTATAGCGGCTGGTTTACCAAGAGCTATGCCGTGTAAATGCTGAGTATTTCTACGAAGGGCTCTAAGCCTCCTTGTTAACTCTTTGGGCTCTTTAACCGTAAACTTCTGAGGCTGCCCTCCTCCTAAGCGGCGTGGTGGCTTGGGTATCGGCGGGAACATATCCTCAAAGTGCTTACTTTCAGCTCGTGACTGCTCTCCTGAAAGCAGACCAGGCAATGATGTTTCTTGTGCAAAGTCGCTTGGGTTAAGGTCACGAGCAAGCTGCAATGCTCTGAACGCAGCAGCACGCTTGGCCATACTGTCAGCAGAAGAGAACTGGCTTGCAACTTCCTCACGACTCAAAGCCCCAAGGTCTCTTCGCTCAGCCGCAGACGGCCCCATAATCATGTCCTTGGCTAGTTCGAGATAGCCACCAGGACGACCGGTGCGGACTTGATTTGCTGCCGCAGTAACTTGCTGTCGGGTTTCTTCGTCGATGTTTGGATTATTAAGAACCCGTGCAGCTTCTTCTAAGAACGCAGCGCGTGCCGCCCTTGGGGGGCGGCCGCCGTACTGAGAACTATTCAGTTCTTTAGCAGCACGAACATACTCAGGGGTTAATGCCTCATTACCAGGAAGACGAATCCTTTGACCAACCTTGATCATGTTAGGATCAGAAATATTGTTTAGCTTAGCAAGTTCCGACACACTTGTTTTGTTACGTGCAGCAATCTTGCCTAGCGTATCACCAGCAGAAACTTCATGCTCTTTAGAGCCAGCAGCAAGCTGGCCAAAGTTAGGAATCTGGCTGTCCTTTGTGTTCTGCAAAGCACGAACAGCAACCTCCGCACCAATCTTCTTCATTAGATTGGTTGTCCCAGAAGCAGCTAATCCAGCTAGTGCTAGCTTGTATTGAGGAGAAGCATCGCTAATAATTTTAGATGAACGAGTCGGCTTACCCAGATGATCCGGGCCTTTGTAAGTTGCCGCAAAGACTCGGCCTAATGAGGGTAAGATTCTAGCCACCGAACCAACTCCCCCGAGTGCTGCCAACACCCCTCTTGTTTAGCTTGCCATCAGTCGTAAGGTATTGGCGCTCAAGTTCAGCAGCAGCCTGCGGATTGGTCTGACGCACACGACTAATGACCGAACGAATCTTGCGAGTCATGCCATCTGTGTCATCCCAGAACTCGCCTTGAGAATCATCAATAGCCTGCTGAATATCTGCATCGCCTTCGTTAAGAGCTTGGCTGTATTCACGCTCAATACTACCAGCCTCTTGCTCAAATGCAGTCCTCTGAACCGCTGCCTCACGAGCACCAATCTGACGATCAGTAAGAAGCTGTTCCCCAGCAAGCTTTTGCCGCATGGCTTCTCGTGTTGCTTGCTCACCAACACCGGCCATTGTTGCAGCGCCACCACCGCCACGCATACCGCCCAAGCCCCCCAAGGCTTGGGCTCCCATACCTGCTATTGTTGATTCGGCTAAACGTTGTCGCTCACCAAGCATTTCCTGGGCACGCTGCTCTGCGCCCTCGTATGCACCTACAAGATCTCCGTACTCACTAATGCCACGTTGCCTTAGTTCGTCACGCTGTCGCTGAGCAACAGAAGCCGCCGCTCTCTGCCGAGCACTTCCCCGTGCACTAAAGTCGCCAGGGGCCCCTTGATCCAAAATAGCACGGGTGCCCTCAGCAGCCGCAAACCCCATAGGGCCACCAAGAATAAGTCCAGCCACAGATGGAGCTACTCTTGCAGATGCTCTATTAACAGCACCAACCCCTCTTCCAATGCTGCCCATTAAATTTCTAGGATTTGCCATAACTACCTCAGACTAAGTGTTTCTTACCGTAAATAAAGACCCAATGACCACCTAAACCAGAAACCATTTCTTGATTTGGATACGTACCAGTGTGAACTACTCCGTTTGTTGTGTCTCCAAATGACCATCTTATTTCTAACGCTTGTTCAGCGCCCTGACAGTTTGGAGCACCGGTATTAATATTGCTCCTGGTATGAGTAGGAGAAAAAGAAGCCGAAGCGGAGTATACCCCTTGGCCCGCAAATACCGGTCGGCCTTGAGTATAGGAAATGCCACCAATCGGATCAAACGTATTACCACCACTACCAACCAAAGGTACAGGAACAGTGTGAAAGAAATACCCCTGAGACTTTTCAGCAGGGGCAACAACAGTTTCATCTAGCCACTCAGCAGCACGGTCAATAGTAGCTGCAAAAGTATTGTCCCACTCAAGGTAGGCAACCTGGTCATAGGTGTACTTATCGGCTCGGATGCCGGTCATAAGGCCGACACCGATCCTATGTTTAAGATTGTTTGTTGAAGGCAAGCGACTGCTCGCACCTTTGGTTCCAGAAAAGTTAATAGCTGCAAAGACGTGGTGAATCGTCATTGGAAACGGCAAAGGAATAATGCGGCGATCAAGAGTAAACGTGTTAGCAGATGCGTTAAGATAAGGAAGGTCCTGGGCTCTCATATAACCGTCAGCTACGGTCCCGCCTGTTCCGCCCTTAACAGCCCAGAAACCACTAAATAAGTTTACAGCAAGGACATCATAGCCAGCACACTCAAGAACGTTTTCCGCTTTTAAGTCTGTACCTGGCTCATGCCGCTGGGAAAACTTGTTATACCCGCCACGCAGTTTTCCGGTGAACAGATCATCAATCTTTTCAAAGCCAGTGTTAATCCCTTTAGCACCAGTTGCTACAATAGGATCATCAGCAACAGACTTAACAAAAGACTCTGTAACAGGTGCAAATGCTCCGTTGTGAGAGGGGATATTCTGGATGTTGGCCGATGTATCTCTTCCGACTAAGCGATGAGAAAACTTCATTGAGATAGCTACAGAAAACTGTGGCTTAGGAACTGCCTCCTTCTTGGCTGTAAACTGAGCAAGGTATGCTTTTTCTGGGTCAATCTCAACCTTAAGCCCTGATTGAACATAAGGGTTAAGTCTTAATACTGACTGGTTAAGCGCAGCCGCCGGAACTTCCATCCTGTAGATAACATTCTCAAATCGAGTTGGCCTTGAGGAACTAATATCCTTTGAGTAGATAATCAGTTCGTAACCCATATCCTCAGCGGCATTGCTTCGCATGTCGCCCTCTGCGGACTGATGATTTGCAGCACCTGTATCAACATCTGTCCAGTAATCCTGCAAAGCAATAGGCTCAGCACGAGTATCAGTACTTAGAGATACCTCACGCAAAAAGACATCGGGCCTTCCGCTTGTATTAAACCCTAAAGCATCACGGGTGTACTCTTGAAGCGGCGGTATAAAGAACGGGATAGACTGGGGGTTTGTATCACCAAATCCGCCAAGAACCGCAGCAGTTCCGCCAGACATCGTGGTATAAACTGGAATGTAAAGATTAACACGGAAGCTACCGCTTGGAGTATCCAAATGGTCATGAGTAACTCCAGATGCTGTTAGGAGTTGCAGCGTTGCATGAATAGGATCGTAAATATGCTCAGCAAGCAGCTTGACGCCCCGTCTTAATCTTTTGAAGCTAATCAAGGAGTGGCTCCAGTAGAGTTATCGAAAACGAAGGCACGAAGCTAAATGGCCGTTGATACCAAGGACCATCTACAGCTCCGGTAGATGTAGTTCTAATAGGAAGAATGCAGGTAATCCTAATGCGTGTATCAATAGGCAGCGGAATCTTTAAGTCAGAAGATTCAAATGCAAGGCTCTGATCAGGAGCAAAACTAACAGGGCCAGAAGTAGTATGATTGGTAATACTGCTTAAAGCAGGAAGCATGTCGTTTGTTGGAACAGCAGCGGCATTAGACATCATGCTCCCGCTGACATCAAACTCTCTAACATGAAACACCTTGTTTAAAGTTCTACGGTCTTCAGGGGTAAACGGATTATCTATTGAAATGTGAAACTGCACATCTTTAACGAAGGTGCTTGCAGTTCTTCCTGTTGGAGCAATTCCTGTATACTTAAACGTGTTGGTGTACTCATCGTCATCAGTAAGAAAGTATGCGTTTACTGAGTGCAAAACAGACGGAGAGGATAACGCAAAGCTAATTTCCCAGGCAATTTGTTCGGCACCCAGCCCTGAACTAACAGTGCTTTTAAACGTAGGGTTTTGAGATGCTGGAGGATAATAAGGAAGCCTGTTGCCTTTAACTCTAAAGTCGTTTGTTGGCTCTGCTCCAACGGGAGTTGGAGAAACTCCAGGGGTAACAACCTTATTTGAGACTGGCAGCCAGGGGCCCTTTGGAGCTGCAATTGCTGTTAGTTGAGTCTGTATGTTTGCATCAGCTCCAGCAGTCAGGGGTAGGTATCCAACATGAAAGTGTTGAGGTACCCAGCGATTAAGAAGATCCCCTGAAGGAATGTCGTTGATTAGCTTTTCAATATCTTGGAGAACGCTTTCAATGCGATCCCCATCAATAGTAGTTCCAGTAGCAAACTGCTCTTTACTAATCCTGCGAATACTCATGTTAACTCCGGCGCAATAGGAGTTACATTAGAATGCGTTTGACCTGTTAGGTTAAACCCGAGGCCAACCCAAACGTTAGCAGCAGCACCACCAATATGCTTAACGACATGACCAGATGCAGTATCCATTGCACCGGACTTAGCGCTGGATCGAAATGTATTCTGCAAGATAATGGCTTTAGCGCCTGACTCGACAAGGATAAAGCTTTCTTCATTTGTTGCTCCTGTAGACGAAGCGTCACTTGAGAGGCGCTCAAACGTACAGTTCTTAATTAAAACCTTTGCGCTAGAAGCAATGCGAAGAAGAAACTTGTCATTGTCCGACTCTGGCTTTCTCCCAAAATGCAAACCATCTAAGATGCAATTTGACTCAATAATCCCAACGTTTGTTACCAGCGCTCCTGGTACGCCTGTAAGGCGGGTCCCCGGCTTTTTAAGCCGGAACCCGCCATGGTTGCCCGAAAGAAGAAGAATGCCATTCTGTGACTCCTGTGGCTCCTCTATTGGGGAGCCGGCGGAAACTAGCTGTTGCCCTCTCCCAGCAGAGCTACGAGTATTTTCGTCTCGCTTGCTTTGATCTAACTCTTTTCTTTCTGATGTAGACTCAGGAATATTTAACGTCATCGACCAGTCCTCCGACGTTTTCCTAGCTGTTGTACATTTGCTTTGAGTGTATCAAAGATCAAAGAATCAGCACGGCCACGCATAAACCCAAAGATCATATATGCTAGCTCTTCTCCTTTTACAGAGTCACTAGTGGCAATCTCGTCAAACTCTTTATCATCTATAAGGTAATCACCAGCAGCGGGGTTAGCCTGCAATCCATACTTGGGACCATTAGCACTTGCAAAAATACGAGCAACAAGATTGCTTGCAGAGTTTTGAAATCTAGACCTAACAGTTTGCTTGTTTGATACAAACGTAATGTTAGGCACTTCCTGGTTCTGGTTGGTATCAATAATCTGGGTAGTGTATCCCTTACGATCTGATCCCAACAGAATGTTGTATACACCCCATAACCAACCAGAACTAAGCTGTCCGTCAGTACTAGCCGTTGCTCCCTGAGAGCTAAGACGAGCAAAAAGCCCTCGTGCGCGCACAAGCATTCCGGGGGCATCTACTTTCTTTGACTTAAAAGCCCAGTCAACAGGCTGAGCTTTTGCGTTGTTAATCATCCGAACAGAGTCATCGGCTGTAACAGGAGCAAAGGTAAAGATGTTCTGAACGCTTCTGGATGTAGCACCAGTGTCTGTAAATGATGGCAACGCAGTTGCTGTCTGAATACCAAAGCTACTTGTGCTGTTAGCACTGTTCCTAAGAAGTAAAAATTCAAAGAGAGGATTAGATTGCTTGTAGTTTAGTTTAAGGGCTCCACCGGCACCAATAGCAAATTGGAATCTTAAATACTCACCTGAGGGATCAGCTACACCAGCAGCGTTTGTATTAGTAACAGTTACCCTGGGAGCAGTATCTCGGCGCTCAGGGGGAAACAGTGTAGAGCTAACAGTAGCTGCTGGGTTTAACGGGTTGACTGAAGAAATAAAGTTTGTCCGGTCATACTTAAGAATAATATCATAAGCATTATACGAAGGACCTGTAGCAACGGCACGGGGCACAAACTCAACAGGGATATAGAAACCTTCTATCCCACTAGCAAAGACCACCTTGCGAGCTGGACGGATATAAAGAATCCCTTCGTCCATGCGAGCATCACCAGAAGGATCAGTTCCGCCAAGCAAAGTCCCTACGTATTTCTGAGCAAGGTTTCGGTAGTCTTCATGCTTAGAGGAACGATCTAATGCACCACCACGGCCTAGCTTGCTTAACGTATACGAACGAGTTGTTGGATTAACTGCAACACCAGTAGCGCCTTGCTTCTCAAACTGAGTTGTTCCAGAATCAGTAATTTCAATGCTGTCGAGGCCAGTTGTTAGATAAAAATCACCAAGGCACTCAGTAACAAATGCGTTTGTAAGGTTCTTAACGGATCCTACCTGCGGAACATTGCCACCAGTTACAGACACCATTGACTCTAAAGGCCAGAGAGACCAGCCCCGCTTAAAGCACCAGATATGATTAATAGAACCAAAACAAACAAGCAGCGTCTTTTCTTCTACCGAATAAGCAATAGAAACGTCTTTAGAATCAAACTTAATAAGAGTCCTTGGGTGGTCAGTAGAAAGCGATGCAAACCCCTCAGAGCCAGCAGTCTGAAGCGTCTCGAAGTAAGAGGTAAGAGGATTCGTTACATCGTCAAGACCAGTAAAAAAGTTCCGAATATCAGAGCTTAACTCACGGGAAGCGATACCATCCTGAGTTGTGTAGATGCCTGTTTTAGAAACCCAGAACAGTGTGTTTTCGGCCTTTGTAATTGAACTAGTCCCAAGGCAGCCAACATGCTCAGACACCTGAATAAGACGGCCTTTGGATGGGAGGCTGCCGACACTAGGTGTAAACAGAAACATCTCGGAGTCACTGTAAATTACAATGTTCTCACGAAGAGCAACGCAAGTTGTAAGCGACGATCCAGTAGGGATCGTCACATTGTTTAGAGCGATAATCGCATTGGGCCTATAGGGATCAGAGAAATAAATATTCTTCTCTGTTACATAAACTAAACGACCAGCAATCTGAGTAATGTCAACAATAGAGCCAATCTCTGAGTTGCGGAGATAACGAAAGTTATCTGCAAACTGGCCATCAACTAATGACATACTGCAAATAAGACTGCTTTCTGCGTAGCCCGAAAAGTATTCTGCTGTGTCTGCATCTTCTAGTTGCTGACGACGAAGGCTCCTAAAATCAGCGGGGCGGTAGACATAGACGCCAACAGCTTTGCTGCCAAAGTAAAGATAACCATCAAAGTACTCAAAGAAGAAAGGGTCGTCAGTAGAAGAAATAAAGCTAGAGTTATTGTAGGTCTTGTTGGTTTCATAGTGACCATACCATTCAGACATCTCTAAGGAACTGCTGCCAATATTGTCCGATGTTTGACTGTAAAGAACTTCTTCGTAATGCTTATCTGTTTCTAGGTCATAGATACGAACAAAAGTTAACTGGGCCCACTTGGCTTGGGTTTCTTCTCCTCCCATCGATGAGGGAGAAGTTTTACCGGTAAAAATAGACACCACTTGACGGTGCCCGAATGTTGTAAGGATTGGAAAGCTGCCAAGATGTTTCTCATAACCAAATGCCGCTGTAGAAAGATTAAGACCTAACGTTGTATCTAGTTCGGCTACAACACCCCAACCAGGACGCACACGAACAGAGTCGCTTGTAACCCAAAGGTTCTGAAGCCACTCGCCACGTACAAGATCCTGAACTTCTGTTGAGTCGCCAGACTTAAGAAGTTCAACCTGATTGAAGATGTTAGCCATCGTAGTTCCAGTCTCCGACTAGAACATATCTTTGATCCTGGTTCTTACCCTCGGAAAGAAAACGGTTAAGGTCGGTCTTTAGCTGAGCTAGTTGGCGCTCTACCTCTAAGGATGTTCCGCCGTCCCGAATCGCATAGTAACGCATTCCCATTAGCGCAATCAAAGCATGAAAAGCACTAAGGTCATCGATGTACGCAGCGCTTCCACTGGTAAACATTGTTGCTAAGTCGGGCTCGGCTACGTACTCCAGGCGGAAAGATCCACTCTGTCTATCGGAGAATCTAATTGTCGTATTAGCTAGTGCGTAACCGAAATCACCAATAGCCATTTCGCTGGGAGCGCCTGCTAAGTACTCCATAACCTCGTTTCTGGTTGTATCGTTGATACGTGCCAGGCGCAGGATTCTTTCGACTTTCTGGCCAGCTACGGCTGTTGGTCCCATAAGGTTATTGGCTGCTAGGTCGTAAGTGTTCTGACTGTTAAGAGTGAACAGATGTTGCGTTACAAACAGGTTAGGATCGATCCCCATTATAAGGGATCGATACTCACGAAAGCCCTGATCCAGATAAGTCTTTACGTTAGCGTCGGTAAGAAAAGTACTGTCTGATTCATCTGTTAGGCTACGGAAGAGTGCAAATACTTCTCCGCCGGTCATCCCGTGCCTCCTTGCCTAATGCGAGTTAATCCTGCCTCGGGGTTAGGTTCGCCATCAGCAATCCTCTTCCGGGCAATAATATCATCATGGGCAGACGCAATCTGCTGCTGAGTATTTGGAGAACCAGCAGATGCCACAAGCTGCTTAGCTTCTTGTTCTTGCGGAGCCTGTTGCGGGAACACAGTCCGCTTCATCATTTGCTCAGCTTGCTCCTGCTGCTCCATGCCAAATGTGGTGACGGCAATAAGAACATCCCGGACATATTCCTGACGCTCGGGCTCAAGATCATAGAACGTCCGAGTTTGCATAAAGTCGCCAAAGGTCTTCTCGAATGCCTTGAGGTCATCAGTCGGCATGATCTCAATAAAGGCCCCACGGAGAACAGCCTCAAGCATATCTTGAGCATGGGACAGAGCACGCATCTTCTTCGTGATAAAGGCGTTGCCTGTCTTGAAGTGCAACTCCTGAAGGGCCTGATCCTTTTCGATTAAGCCTGCTTGCAGCAGCTCCATAATTCGCTTGTCCCGATCTTGCTTCTCGTCACGGAACAAAGACCCTGCTTCTAGGTAAACATCTGCGCCTTCGTTAATATCTGTTTGGCGTAGCTGATGAAAAACAATGCGGCCTGTTTCATCCATAATCCGCATCATCTTTTCTTCAGGGTAGAACTTACGCATGTAGGTAAGAACAACCTCTGCAAGATCTTTTACGCCCCGCTCGATGTTGTCCTGAGTAACCTGAAGCTGCTGTGCATCTTTAGAGGACAACGCCTCAATAGCAGCGCCAGACTCAATACCAATAGCACGCTTACCCAACGATGTGCTGTGCACACCAGCAATGTCCATCATCTCTGCGTTAATCTGCTTAATGTTGTCTACGACATAAGCAGGAATAGGAGCCGCAGAGATTTGGGTTGGAGCAGGTCCCGTATTAGCGTTGTACATAACCTTCTCGCCTGGGCGAGAGGAGGAAAGAGCGTTCTTACTAAGACCGGCACCCTTAGGAATAAGCCACTTGGGATTACCCATTAACTCGGCATTCTCTACGATTTGAGCACGCCCCCGGTTGTAAAGACTCTGCAACTCAAGCAGAGGCTCGATCATTCCGGTGCCCCAAAGACGATTAGGCATCTTTGTGTAGTTTACAAACTGCACGGGAAGAATCTTTCCTGGCCAAGTTCCAGTATAGAGCTTCTTGGTTCCAACAAGCTGACACACCATTCCGTCAACGTGGTACACCTCGAACAACTCAATGCGCTCTTTAAGTGAATAGTTTTGAGTTCCCGTAACTGTTGCATACATGCTGTTATGAGCAGACAGATCAGCGTCAGGCTGCTTCATAATAAACTCAGCGTACTCGGGGTAGCTACGAGCTAGGTCCTTCTTGTGAACAAGGTGTCTAATCGCAATAAACCGAGACTCCTCGAAGCTATTAGCACCGGGCTCAAAGAACATGTCGTAAGGGTTAATGATCTTTGTGCGGATCTTCTCAACCTCTGAGTCGTAATACGTATGAACCCCAGCGTTACCCGTAACAAGCAAGTGGCTAACGAGGTCGCCAAGCGTTTCGTTCATAGCCTCGCTATGCCAGTACCACTTAAGAGCAGTCTCACATGACTGAGCCTTTACGATGTCCTCAACGGAATCAGAGGAAGGAAGTACCGTAATACTGGGGTAAGCCATTGCCAATCGAGCCAGCATGTTACGGTAAATGTTTAGAATCATATTAATGGTGACACGTTGGCGACCAGGGCGTCGGCGCTCACCGGCAAAACTCTTATTATATGAGTCGTATTTTAGATGTTGCTTGCCCTGTAAGAACAGGTTGCACATGTCCCAAATACGAATGTAGCGAGACTTTAGGCGGCGAGAGCTGTCAATAGCGTCTCTTAGCTCAGAGCCCTTCATCGGGAACCCTTTGCCGATGACAACGATTGTTTCAGCTTCTTCCACGAGAACTCCTAGCCAAGCATCTTGAGAACCATTGGTCCGTATTTAAGAGCAAGCGAGCCAATGTCTTTAAGACCCGATCCCTTGTCTTTAGCTTTAGCTTCGGGGGATTCTTCTTTCTTATCACCCTCGTAGCTTTTCATAAACTTACCGGCTGCTCCCATAAGAGCGCCGATGTCAGGACCAGGATTAGGAGAGCCCTGGTAGAAACCAGAGCGTCTCAGGCCAGAACCAGATCTGTCAGAATCACGGTGCATAAAACCCCCAGAGGTCCTGGCCCCCCCCTAAAGGGGGGCCAGTCCTCAAGTGCATTAAGCAGCGAAGGTAATGCCACAAAGAATGGCGTTACGATTCGGCTCTTTGCAAACAAGCTCGTAGTACCAGCGAATGTATCCCTCGTACTCGTCCTTGTTCGTGACACGACTAAGGATGCTGCCATCCAGATCAGCCATGCCAAACGACTGAAGCTCGGTAATCGTCCAAACACGAGTGTTCAGGAAGATTGCCAAACCCTTGCCGCAGTGGCGGGAAACCTTAACCGGAATACCGGAGAAGGCGTAGCCAGAGAACCCGGGGTCGCCCTGACCAGGACGTGCGTTAACGTCCTTATTAAGCGTACCGGAGGCCGCATTGGCGGTCCACAGCAATGCCGCAGCGTACTTCTGACGCATGATGGGGTGCATATAGATGCAGTTAGGATTGTCCCCACCTGCAACCATAATGTCATCAAGCATCGCCTGCATGCGTTCAAAGTCGATTGCAGCAGGAGCAACAGCACCAGCAGCAGCCGGAACAGCATTGTTGGTTTCAACAGCAGCTGCACGCAGCTCGTGGTTACCGCCCTCGTCAGGCTTAGCAACGCTGCTCTGAGCAGTACCAGCAGCACCGGAAGCAGTCGTCGAAACCAGGTTCCGGTCGATGCCCCAGTGAATCTGCGAGCACAGGTTGCCGTAAAGGCCCATCTGCTCTGCACCGAGTTCAGCAGCAAAGGCGCCACCAGCATTCGGAGTAAACTCAAGATTAGGAGCAGCCACAAAGGCGCCAGAGTTCACGACCTTAACAACGCAAGGAACGTTTGCCCGAGGAATGGCGTTGTGCGGGAACGCAGCACCACCACCAGCAAGGCGGATGTTACCAGTGTTACCCACACCTTCGCGAGCCATGCTGACAATCAACTCAGCATCACTTCCGGCAGCAGCGTCAGGGACAACAATATGGCCACCGTTTCCGGCAGTAATTTCCCTAGCAGATGCGTACACATCGAGGCGAATAAGGTCGACAGAAAGCACGTCGCCAGCAGCGCCGATTCCGGGAGTCCGGGCACGCGTTTGCAATGCACGAAGATGATCCTTGTTACCACTAAAGTTGTACGTAACCGGACCAGCCTGATTCAGAACATTAACGCGATCCCAGATGAAGCCCACGTAGCCTTGGCCGGTGAACATTGCCTGGTTGGCACGAACCTTAACGTCGGTGACGAGACGGTCCATTTCGCTCTGAACGTAGGTGGCAAAGCTGTTGGCCGTGGTCTTTGCGGAAGCAATCGCCTGGCCGGTCAGCTTAAAGCGACCATAGAGGTACTTAGCAGTGACGTGAAGATTTACGTAGTCCTGTTGTCCGGCAGTGGGAAGATCCCCGCCTTCAATCTGGAACTGCGTACCAGTGTTACGGCTCAAGTGAACGGGGATCACCACACGGCGTCCCGACCAGTCGAGCGTAGTTTTAGTAAAAAGCTGAACCATCTCTAACTGAGAGTTCAGCGCGTCGATGATCGGACCCTGATAAAATTCCTTCAGAATAGGGTCTAGATCGGAAATCTTGACTGGATTAGCCATTGATTTTTAGTCCTTAAGAAAAGCGAGGAGTTTGCTCCGTGCATCCTCCATCGAATCACCAGAATGCCCATCAGTGCCCCCTGAGACCGTAGGCCCAGAGGATGTACGCACACGAGGAGCGGCTTCGTTCTTATAGCGATTCAGAGCAGCTTCTTCTACTTCATGGACGAACTCATTATAAGTTCTTGCAATATCGTCGGCACTTAAAGAACCATCTGTAGCAATAGCGTTATAAATCATTTCTGCGGGAACACCGTGACGTTGCGAGGCTTCTCCAACCTCAAGTTCTAGTTCACGCATTACAAAGCCTTCTTCGGCCTGTTCTAAACGTGCTTCTAGATGACTAATACGGTTGTCATCAACGCCTGAAGGGTAGTTACTGTTATCTTCCTCCTGGTCTTCTAAGTATCCCCACGGGTCTTCCTCACTTCTAGCCTCTTGACGCTGCCTGGGTGCGTACTGGCGTGCGCGCTCAGCCATTTCAGCTTGCTCACGGAAGTAGAGTAACTCTTCTTCCATTTGCTGAACTTGGTCACGAAGCTCGTTCCGTGTGTCGATTACAGATTTGAATCGGCCATAAGGAACATGATGAAGGTCATCTCCGCTATCGTCAGCAACTCCGGGGTCTGATTCCGGGTATTCAGTTTCTTCTAGTTGCTGTTCAGGTTGCTCTGGTTCTTCACCTCCTACTGCATCCATAAACTTTTGCTGATCTTCCTCACTAAGAATTGCCATCTCACTTCTCCTACAAGGCTATCGGGCCAGGACCGTTATAGAGCTTCGCCAAGAATGGCCTCAATTGTCTCGCCACTATCGCTGGCGAACTCGGTTGGGTCATGGTCTTTCCAGCGTTTGCCAGTCGCCATTTCCCACTTTAACATATCTGAAATACTACTTGGCTTGTATTGTTTCAAGATCTCTTCCTCTAAATCATTGACTTGATCAAGTCCCATTAAAGCCAATCCTGTAGCTATAATCATATCGTCGTGGTAGCCAGGCATTGCCTCAACCTTGCCACGAGTGTTGTACTGAAGTCGATTTGCCTCGCACTTAAAGCGGTCGCATTTAACCGTTAGCCAGTTACGAGTAACGTTCTCATAAAGCCTATTAATTAACAGCGGCCTGCTCTGGGCAGTCGTAGTAAATCCAACCTTATTCACCCAGCGATTTGTAATTTTGTCGAAAGATGTGTTCCTATAGAGGTTTGGATAACCCCTGTTCCGAACAGACTCTACAACACTAAGACCATAACTGTTTGTTTCAATAACAATTAAGGCTTTGTAGCGACGAGCTTTCTCGTAAACAATCTTGCTAAACAGGCTGGGCGGAATCCGCTCGTAGTAACTAGCAACCATACGCATGTCTTTAAACTCACGTCGGGTCGCATCAATAATCATAAAAGAACTGTAGTCACCGCCGGGGGAACCAGAGGCCGTGTCCACACCCATGATGTAGATGCCCATCTTACGAGGGGGCTCAAACTCCTGGTAGCCCTCCTTGTAATGGTTGACACTATAGGCATTCGGGAAGAAACGCGTACCCGTAGTAATGAACGCCATCTCTGGCTCTGCCGGGTACTCCTGGTTAAAGATATTCCAGTTATTTCCGCACTTTGTACGCAGTGTCCTAACCATCCAGTTGAACTGTTTCTCGGACAACTTGTGCTCGTAACTGTACTCTAGCTCTTCCTCGCTGGGATCATCGAAGTGTGGCTTATCCAGAACATAGTTCCTGTCCATCTTCCAACTCATGAAGATCTTCAGGAAGCCGTTCTCCTGGCTCCACATATCGTAGGCTTCGTTCATTCCATTAGCAGTAGACTCAAGCACAATAAGGGCGTCGTCAGTAGCAGTGCCGAAGAGAGAAGCAATGGCCACCTGCATGTTACCCCAAAAGGCATACTCTGATGCGTGGATTCGCTGGTACGTTCCGCCACGAAAGCTTTGAGTTGATGCAGATCCAACCTTAATCCCGCTGCCCGTTATAAACTTAATCTCGTTTTCACGAGAACGAACGGTTTCCAACTTTAAAAACTCAGGGAGGTTTTCGTAGAATCTACGGTAAATCTCAAATATCCGTTTAACTGCCTCGTCGGTGTGGGCAACAACTGCAACACTCATGTGCGGAGTGAACAAAGCGTCCCAAAAAAAGTAGGCTGCTATACCAGTCGTACTGCCGAGCTGTCTTGCCTTTAGCAGCATTAGGTGCGGGTTTTCAGCGAAGGAACCTATAATATCACGCTGGGCAGCGTTCATCTTAAAAGGTTTTAGCTTTGCGTCCTTGGTAACGATCTTTAAGTAGCGCCTGGCAAAGTAGTCAAAGTCCTCTTTGCAGCGCAGGATCTCGTTGCGGGGATCCATTAGATGGTATTACCAAACTTCTTTTTGTGGAGCCTCTCCATCATCTTGGAGTCTCCAAAGTTAGGACCAGTCCATCCATGCTTATGCTTAAGCGCCTCTTCCTTCTGCTGCATTTCTTCAAACTCTTTTTGTTTTATCTTATGCTTGTTTACGGCCTTGCGCTTTAACTTGTCAGCAATACGCATTCTTACTTCAATCTTAGCTGGGTCGTCACCTTCTTCCGCTAATGGGTGCTGATCACCCAGCATGCTTGCAGCATAGGCCCTTCCCGCAAATGAAGGGTTTTCCCTTCTGTGGAGAGGGGACTCTAACTCATGGATGGCTTTGTCTTTTATAAGATGCCGAAGGATCTTATCGGTCTTTGTCCTTCTTGGAAGAGGTCGCCTCTTAGCCATTAGATCCCCAATACAGCAGCGGCCGCAGGACCGAGAACAGATGCGACAGCTACAACAGAAATAATCACCGTCGTATGGAAATCCAGCTTACGCTCCATACGCTTCAGGCGAGCATCCACGCCGTCAAGGCGTGTATGCGCTCGCACTATTTCGGTCTCTACAGTTTGCATCTAACACTTCCAACGCTTTAGAGCGGCTCCCTTTGGTGTCAGCTTACCGCCCTTGCTCGTTGGCCCCTTAACTCCTCCCATGCGAGCGCAAAAGGATCTCTTCCTTCCAGCTCGCTTGCCCTTGGGATTGCTTTCAGTAACTGGGGGCTTTAAGTTTGCACCCTCTTCACGTTTAAACTTTGCACGACCAGCAGCGTTTAATCCGCCTGAGCGGCTGTGGATCTTTGGGTTGTAACCGTGAAACGGCTTACTTTTCTTCTTAGCAGCTCTTTGACGGGTAGCAGTATAACTCATGACTTCTTCCTCTTGAGAGATGTGCCAGCCGCAAGACCATGGCGGGAGTACTGGCGCCCACTGCGAGTGGCAGCAGCTTTCTTTGCCGCAGCCTCCCTGAGCTTTGCCCTGCCCCTTTCGGTTGACTTCATCCCGCTTATCTTTTTGCTTGGTAGATAAACACCGGACCCGCCAGGTCCGGGTTTATCCTTTTTTGACCATTTCCAGTCCTCTTTGGTCCACTTTTTCATTGAGTTATTTTTAGCAGTGGGCTTCTTTCCTGAGTATTTTCCGCCAGCACTTTTGTAATATTTAGTAGCTAGCTGCATAGCACGGCCAGAATGACCGCCCATTTTAGCCCTTGCCTTGGCTACAGATCGCTCCCAGAGCGCAGGATTCGTCTTCTTGGCTATACTCATACTTTCTTGCCTAGCACAGCACTTAAACTAGAGTAATGATCACGCATTTCACTCAACCCTTGCTTAACCGCAGCTTCCATATCTTTAACTTCTTTCTCCAACGAATCAAGCTTTGTGCTTAATTGCTGCAAGGTCTGTAGCCTTTCTTCATCATACTTACGCACCACAGCGTCGTAACGGTCACGCACGTCAGCTTCACGTTTATTGCACTCGTCAGCCTGCTCACGTAGCTGCACCTGGAACTTCTCGACCATCTCCTCCTGGCGCTTGGCAGCTTTCACATACAGCCAGAAGATAGCGCCGGACGCTAATCCCAGCGCACCAAAGTCACTTAGTACGTTGAGAAGCTGCGTATCCATTACTCTCCGTAAGTCTCTTCGACCTTAATAGCCTTGCGCTCTACAGTCTCTTCCATGTTGTTCAAAACCTCATAGAGAGCAGTAGTCTTCGTGTTGCTCTTATCATCTAAGCCCCACGTTTTTCTATCCATCATCTGAATATTTCTAGCTACCTCGGTCGCAACCTTGATAATTAACAACTGACGGAAAGAGTCCTCATGAGGGTACGCAAGGGCCTTGCACATAGCTTCTTGGAGCATTTCGGCCAGGGTGGCGCTTGTGGCTTTCTGACGGGCTACGACTAACTCAATCGCCGCCTCCGCCTCCTCAGACGCTTCAGCGACTTTAGCCTGTACAACCGCCCTCGCTTTCTCCAGGACGTAATCCTTAAGCTGTTCAGGATCCTTCTTCCACTTCTCTTTCGTCTTCCAACGATGAATCGTTCGCGAGCTTAAGTTGTGCTTTTCGGCCAGGCTTCCGACCGTTGACCCGCTTTCCCACTCCGCTCTTACTACTGCCATCAGCTCCGGGCTTGCTGTCCCCCTCGGCCCCCTCGGCAACCTTTCCCCCAGTGACACCATTCCCCTCGGAGCCTCCTTCTTCACCATCTCCTCTTCCGCCTGGGATGATGTAGAGAGAATGTTCTTTCGCCGTTTTGTCATAAAAATTACCCTTAGAGCCGACATATTCCCTAACCGGCTTAGATGTTTCTTCGTCCATAATAATATGGCTGTCCTGCAACCACATCGTAACTAACTTCAAGAACAGCTTCAGGCTGTTGTGGTGCTCTATAGTGACGTTTAGATCCTTGATGTCGCTGTGGAACTGTCGGAGGCGCCGAACGAAGTAGCGGTGCTTCTTGTTCAGGCTCGCCTCGCTGTGGTTCTGGAGAATGTCTACAACCTGGGCAACCTCGCCCTTAGCAACGTTAGCAACGACTACGATGTTCTGCTCCAGCGTTAACTCAGTCGCAGAGAGTAGCGGCTCGACACAGCAGTCCAGAGAACTCTTCACCTGAACCATCAGTTCAGCAAACAAGCCCTCCAGTAGGAAGGCTCCCAGTACGGGCTTGTGATTCTCAGTGTCGGAGTACTTCTTACTCATCAGGTGTCCTTTAGGCGTTTTTTTGTGCCGCAGAAAATTACACTCATTAGGGGTTTCCCGCAAGAGCAACAGGAGGGCCGCTGATAGTAGCGGGGAGTCGACAGTCTTTTGGAGGGAGTAGATCCCCTGGGGGTGCTGGGGTGTCCCCCTTGGGGATTCAATCTCTATTGTGCAGTTGCACAGAAAGGCCACTATCATGGCTAAAGTCACAGACCAGGAAGTCAAAGAAGTTATCGAAGCAGAAGTTAGATCTATGTCTAACTCCTTCTTCTCTCAGTTCAGAAAAAAGGAACTGATCGAGCGCATGAAGGAAGGTTATACCTTCGACGCTGAATCTATCATGGCAGGCGATAATCACATCTGCTGGCGCAGTGCATACGGCATTCGCATTAACTTCGTAACGGAGTTCGAAGGCAGTCAGGAGTACGGTACTGCGTACATCTCGGAGGACCAATACACTATCACCGACACGTCGGTGGTACCGGAAGGCGTGCACCTTCGGATCCGAGTCAGGCGAGGCAAGGTCACTGGTAAGAAGTACTTCCAGATGATCGCAACTCGATCTTAAGGATTAAGGATTCGGGACCCCTTCGGGGGTCCTGGATTCTTTTCTTTTATTACTATCACGTATCACGGTCACACAGCAGCCCTGCGACGAAAGGACAACGCAATGCTAGGACTATCGGAATTCATCTCTCAATCTCAAACTTCTATTCTAGAACATGAATATGCAGAATCTGTACATGTACAGCGCATCATGGATCAGCGACACTCGGACGAGCTAAGCAACCATGACCTTGGCACACCTGACACATGCCAACACTGCTCAGTTCCTATCGATCCTGACACGGAGCCTGGCTACTACAAACAGGTCAAGGAACGACTGACTCGTAAGTCACTAGAGAAGTACGAACAGTTAGCTGCTGACGGTCACATCATACCGGAAGTAACTCACTGGGTAGAGGGCAGATGGCCTAACCTCTACATGGTCACAGAAGAACACGTACCAGCGTGTCGAGACTGCGTTATGCGGCGCTTTGATCGATGGCACGAACGTACGGCATCGGAGAAGGATAAGCAGGTGCACAACATGCTTATTCACTTAGACATGATTCGGGATGGTTACAGTAACATCAGTAAGGTCAGGCATGCAGAACCAATCTACAGCTACATCCCAATGACTGGAATGTGGATTCATATTTATAACCGCACATGGAAGACAGGAGTGTGACAATGAGTAACGTAACAGTAAAGCATATCGAGTTCGAAGCTAGTCACGAAGATGACATCCAAGCACGTAAGGAAGGATTCTATGACGGACTAAGAGTACAAGCTATTATCTACGCTAAAGGTAAAGAAGTACTGAGAGTCTCAACCTTCGGTGACTGGCGAATCAGACACAAGCAACGTGCTATCGGTATCCATGACGCCATATACGAGACTGCTCTAATGGTTCCTAACGGATACGATGAAGATGGTTACGATAGCCCACACATCGAAGTATGGTGCCGTTTACACAAGGACGAGTTACCTGGGGAGCTGGAGGCTGACTATGAAAAGGCCAGACAGATGCACTCACGAGTCATTAGTGAAGAAATGGCGAAGATCGAAGACATGGTTAACCACGGAGTAACTCCCGAGAACATCATCACTGGGTACCTACAGGTACTCTCTAACTAAGGATAAGAACATGGATAACAAGATAAGAGTCGCAGAAATTCAGGACATTCCAACAGATACTATGCTTATCATTCTAGATGCTGCCGAAAGATCGTTAAAGAACAGGCGTCAAAGGACCAAAGACCCTGACGTGAAGATCTCACTGTTCATGGCTGAACTCAATGCAAGGGCACAGATAACCAAGATCCTGAAAGAAGGGAGTATGAATTGAAGAACAGAAGAGAAATAGCATTACTCGTTAAGACCGAAGCTGGATGGTTACAAGTAGACGTAACAACCAAAGCATCTGACGTAGAAGGTATGATCAATGACAATCTCAAAGACTATCCGATCGACACACCATACAAGGTACAACAGAGAGTTATACAGTATGAGATCGTATCACCTACCTTCTCACAGAGTACAGTTGACAAGTAACCAGTTAACCTTTAACCCCGGTGAGGGGTTAAAGGTAACTGGGACAGTTACTACAGTAACCGGGCTCGTCCCGGTTGCTTTATTTTTTAGCCCGGAACAAAGAGTCCCGTATCCGTTACGAGTCCTGCGTCACTATCATGACTTACCTCTCACATGTCACATGCAACAGCTTGCTGTTGAACGTTCACGTAACACAGTAGCCCTGTGGCTCCTTGGCGTGGCTCGGGCTTCGCCCTCACGCCATGGAGCTAAAGCAATGACTAGAGAAGATGAGATTTTCAGAATGGTTTACACGGGAGAAGAGCATGACTGGGATCAAGCTGCACTCGCAATGGCTCACCAAGAACAAGAAGAGGAGTACTTCAGAATGAATCACGCAGAACCACCATCAGACATACGTGTCTTCGGGCTTGAGAAGTCGTCCATACACGCACGAGAATGCCGTGCAACGGTACTTAAAGTATCTGGGTATGGTTACGGCCAGAGGCCGCCATCATTTAGCATTACAGAGAATACTGTACATCTTTACCTGAGCACCGAGGAGGCACAGATGATCTCGGATAAACTTCTGGAATTCATCAAGCACAGAAAGAAAGAGGAGAAAGCATCATGAGTATCACCGCACAAGTAGACACAGCATCTATCGACGTGTCCCTAGATATGCACCAGCTACGCACTGAGATCTCAGAAGTGCTCAGCGAAGAGTTCAATGAGCTAATAGAAAACACAACTCCAAGCGAGCACATTCATATTAACAAAAGAATCGATGCGCTTGAAAAGCGTGTAGATGAACTAACGGCTCGAATTGTCGGAGCCGGGTGTATGCTTACAGGGACGAGGACTTAATCATGATGATACCGCCTATCGAACTTATCAATAGCATGTCTGACAGAACACTGGATGTCTTCTTCCAGGGAATGGTTAACCAAACCGACCCAGCAACAGTGATGAGTATGGTTGAAGACATTATCAAGGACGAACTAAGCAAGCATAATGTTCCTTATGTTGAGACTCAGGTTAAAGAAATGTCTGCCACGTTAGGTCTTGAGTTTCTCAGGAGCCTTGAGATGGCAATGGATAAAGTAGGAAGGCCGGCCAACGATGAGTCGTATACCGTGCACTGAATGTCGTAAGCGAAAAGAAACTGAGGCAGCACTCAAAGCGCTTCAGTCTAATCACAAGAAGCTACAAAAGAAGGCAGCACACAGGATTCATAAGATCGGTGACTTAGAAGATACCGTAAAGAGATTGCGAGCCAGTGTTGCAGCTCTCCGTAAAGCAGAACGAAGAATGCAGGAGAAGTACGAAGATGTATTAGATGACCGCAATGAATTAAGACGAGCCCTTAGCAATATAAAAAAGAATGTAACCGCAGCTATGGAGGAAAGTTATCTTGGCTAACAAAGCAAACGTAACAGTAAAGTACACGGTACTTGTCCACTACAGAAATGTAGACGTATGCGAATACGATGTACCCGACCTTCTTGACCCTGAAACAACGAACAACTTGATCAGCTCAGCACGAATCGACTTTGAGTCACACGAAGCGGGACGAGACTCAGTTACTATTATGGAAGTCGAAACTGAACATGAAGACATCGATTACATTGTAGAGCCAGATGACCGGCCAGCCACAATGCCAGAAGGAGGGGCATACTAATGGGAATCTTATGTACGAAGAATCCATCCACTGAGATGGATGTAAGAATGGTGCCAGTGCCTGAAACAACCAGGTCCTATACCCCAATGCCTCATGGTGATTTGATTGACACAATCGATCAGCAGCTAAAGCACCACCTGCCTCAGTACTACATAGCTGATAAGCAGTATGGCTTGGCCCGTGAAGGACAGCAGCTCTTTGGACTAATGACCCTGAAGAAGCATAGCTGTGATGTTATTGACGCTGAGATTGTTGAGGATGACATCGATCTTAGCATTGGCTTTCGCAATAGCTACGACAAGAGCATGTCTGTCGGTATTGTGGGAGGAGCTAAGGTCTTTATCTGCGACAATATGATGATGACCTCTGACGCTGTGAAGTTCATGAAGCGTCATACTAAGAATGTCTTACGGGAGTTTGACTACATGTTGTGGACAAACTTGCCTGAACTGCAAGGGCAGTTCGTTACTATGAAGGAAGCCAAAGCCGAACTGTGCGATGTAGAGATTGAACATGAACAAGGCTATGAGTTCCTCGGACGCATGTTTGGGCACAAACTGCTGACTCCCGTACAGATGTCGTCGGCCACAGCGGACTGGAGAGAACCTATCTACGATGTGTTCAAACCACGTACCGCTTGGTCTCTCTATAACGCAGCAACCTGGGGACTTAAGAAAGGATCCCCTTCTCTCGCTATCCAACGATACTGTAACGCCCATGACTGGTTCATGGATCAGAAGGATTGGCTAACATAATACTAGGCAGGATTTATACAGAAACCAACGCAACAAGCCAGGCCCTTGAAAAGGCCTGGCTTTTTACTTTTATACTTTTCTCAGAAAAACAACATGGTATGTATGCAGGCCGGAAGAAAGGAGGGGTTCATGTACTATATTAGATATGTATTAGCACGACCGGTAATGCCAAAGAGTCCTAAACTTGTAGGTGCTAACAAAGATGTGGTTAGCTCTGACAAGAGGCAGGATATAACTGCTGCTGCATACCTAGAAGCCTGCTCTGAGAAGGAACAGGAGCCTGACGAGGGAACACTTGAACACTTTAGATTACGAGACCAGCATGCTTGGACGTATAGGATGGACTTTCCCGTACACAAGCTCGATGCTGAAGCAATTGCCAGTGAGCTGGCTTGGGCAACTCGATCAATGCGAAAACACAATGATGTTCCAGGACGGAATCCCTACGCATGTAGGAATCCAGACTGTGACTGGTTGGATCTGTGCCATGCCAATCCCGAAGGCGACATTGGGTCGTGGTGGGGCGTTACTGACTCCGATTACGATGGACTGAGACCATACAGTCTGATCGACAGACCAGATCGCAGAGCACCAAAGAAGAAACTGAAGAGAGACAAGCCCGGAGGGGTTATTACATCATCAGAACTTCAAACCTATCTTCGGTGCCAAAGGAAATGGTGGTTCGAGTATGCCGAGAAGAAGAAGGTAGTTAAGTCTTACAAAAGCTATAGCTCTAGAATGAAGGGCATATTCTGCCATCTAGCAGCAGAGACTATAGGACTTGCAGCTCAGACAGTACCTTCTGACTACTGGCATGAACTTACATCATCATCAGCATTGCGTAGTCGCTACTCCGAAGAAGCTGACAGGATTGTAGGAGAGCACAATTTCCCCAAGGAAGATGTCTCGAACATAGCAAATGATATTTGGTTGGGTTGGTACATTGGAGCTGAGATGTTTAGGCTCGCTGTCAACGACATGGATAAGATCCTCTTTGTCGAAGATCGCATGGCCTTTCTCTTCCCTGGCACAAAGACATGGATGACATGCAAGCCAGACATTGTGACCATGGATAAGCACGAGAACATCTACATTACTGACTATAAGACAACCAATACTCAGTACCTTAACAAAGCGGCTGAGAAGTTTAGACATAAACCTCAACCGTATTTCTATCTTAACGCCTTAGATAAAGGCTTCTTACTAGAGGAGAGTGACAATGCTTAAGCCTGTTGATTGGAAGAACTCAAAGAAGGGAAACATGCTCTTGGTCTACGGACCACCCGGAGCTGGAAAGAGCACCTTTGCTGCACGTATGGCCAAGGTTGCAGAGACAGTTGATAAGAAGAAGACTGTGATCTTTGACTTTGAAGTTGGCATTCGCAACGCATTGTCTCAGTCCAAATGCAACACGGTAGACCTGTATGATTTGTCTGACCCTGTTACTGGGATGGGGCAATCACTAGCCAAAGCTATACGTGAGATTAGAGACGACAAGGATGTTGCACTCGTTGTTGTCGATACACTTAGCGAGATGTGTTGGTCTTTCCTAAGAAGTATCTGCGGACTGAAACAAGCAACCCTTCCAATGTATGGAGAAAGGAAAAGACAACTTAAAGAAGTTTTACTTGAGTTAAGAAATCTTACAAAGACTGGCAAACATGTCCTCGTACTTACCCACGAAACGATTGGGGAAGTAGAAGGGCTGCCCGGATATTATGCACCAGAGTGTCCGAAGAATGACCGAGCAGATATTGTTGGTCAGTTTGATTTTGTAGGACGCATGAAGGTTGCCACCAAAGAGGCCGGACCCATCGACAAGGGAGACCACCTCATGGATCTTACAAAGGATCCACAACAGGTAACTAAGTGCCGCTTTATGGAAGATTTAGCTGCCGGGGAGGCGCTCTACGAGCTGCCCGGCGCTAACTTCCTTCCTGTACGTAACATGAAAGACGTTCAGGATTTTTATAACGTACTCAACTAGGAGACAATACAATGAGTACTTTCGCAGATGCCTTCGCCCCTACCGAAAACACTGAGTTCGAGCCCCTTCCCGAAGGCTCTTACGAGGCTAAGCTAAAGGATGTGACTACTGATGCCAATCCTTTTGACCAGCAAATGCAGACCACAATGGAGTATGAAATCACCAGCGGTGAGAACAAGACTCGTCGTATCTGGGATACGGTCAAGCACATCGACACTGTTGCCTGGAAGGCAGCACGTATCTACAAGTCCTTTGGACTCCAGGGTACGCCCAGTAACTTTGACGAATGGGCTAAGGCTGTAGCTGGATGCCAGGGTCGTAACTACACTGTTGAGACTGTTCAACGTAGCAATGGTGAGAAAGTTTACATCAATGTAAAATCTGTTACTCCGCTCGGAGACCAGCAGGTTGATGAGATTCCTTTCTAATGGAACCTCTGATCATTGGGATTGACCCAGGATTTGCAAGCATGGGACTCGCCCTCCTGCAAAGGGAGGGCGGGTCCTACCGCTTCACCAAGGCAACCACCATTAGAACAGCAAAGTCAGGACGCAAGGTACCTAAGTGGGTAGACAACGCAGAGCGTACAGCCCAGATCTTTGGAGCCTTGATGGCTGACATACCTGAGCCTAGACCACGAACCATTTGGGCTATTGAAGCTGAAAGCTGGACTCGCATGCCAAGTGACAAGCTAGTCGGAATGGCACGGGGAGCTGTTTATTCAGCAGCATTTAATGTTGGAGGGGCAATAGATCAGTATAGCCCTAAAGATATTAAGAAAGAATTCTGTGGCTCTGGATCAGCAAGCAAGAAATCTGTAGAGGCAGCGGTATGCAAACTGCACCCAGAACTTAAACCACACCTTGTCCTGTTACCCAAAACCCAACGAGAGCATGCAGCAGATGCAGCAGCTTGTGCTCTTTATTGCTTGAGGCAAAGTCAATATGCACGATTCTTCGGAGCCAACCCCCTTAGTTAAGTCCACACTGGCAACTGAGCAGTCTTATCTTGGCAACCTGATGCTCTCAATAGAGCCTCCCCACGAGTGGATTGAGAACATTGGACGCAATAACTTTCTGTCTCAAAGCCACCAGCTTATCTTCCATGCTATTCAGGCACAGATCAAAGACAATGGGTCTGCTACACCGGGAGGGACTGTTGAGTTCCTGCGAGATAAGTCTGCTATCCAAACAGCAGGAGGCGAAGAGTATATCTATGAAGTTATTGAGCAGTGCGGCACAGGGTTTGTTGACATCACTCAAGCTAGAAACACCATCGTCAAACGGCATAAGATGCGCTGCATTGGTGAGACTGCTAACAGGGCGCTAAAGGCTGCATTTAGTGGTGAGGCAGAACTTGAGGCAGCAGAGGCAGAGACACGGGAACTGCTTAGTCTTCTAGAGAAACGCAGGAAGGGATCCACCAACATAGCTACTGCTCTTGACGGAGTTGTTAACGGAGCCAAGCAAACCTTTATGCCCGCTGTACGCACTGGCTGGAGTAGCTTTGACAAATGTGTGCGCCTGTCCCCAGGCAGACTTATTGTACTCGGCGCACGACCAGGAGTAGGCAAGACTACACTGTCCACTCAGCTATCTATGCAGGTTCTTAAGATGGATCCCGAAGCCCATGTTCTTTACTGTAGTGTAGAAATGGACCCGTCAGAAATCGGACTAAAAGCACTGAGCATGGTAACTGGCACTAACTGTGTCACTCCCTTCCAAGAGGGTAATGCTGAAGAGATTAAGAGTATCTTATGGAGAGCCGGTCATCACTCTGCCGAGATGTCTAGGCTGCATGTAGTTTACACTACCAAGCTGGAGCAACTTGTTAACCATGCTCATCAGATCTCCAAGAAGCATAAGATCAAGATGATTGTCTGTGACTTTTTATCCAGCATGCAGCCGATGGAAGACAGCTTTGCAACCAAGTCAGAAGCAATCGGATCAGTATCTAAGCGGCTCAAAGCATTGGCTAGAGAACTAGAAGTACCAGTACTTGCATGCTCTCAACTGAATCGTGGGACGGCGGTCAATCGCCGGCCCACTATGAAAGACCTCAGAGACTCTGGAGAGATCGAACAGGACGCAGATATTGTAATGCTGTTAAGCAAGCCAGTAGATGAGGATGAACGCCACACTACGCTAGCTGTAGAGAAGAACAGATTCGGTATCCCAAGAGACTATAAGCTAGAGCCAGAACTACAGTTCCATAGATTTCAGCTTATTATTACTTAGCCTTAGCCTTACGTAACTCTTTTCTTTTAGCCTCTATCTTTCTCTCTCTAGAAGCCTGTTCTAAAGCCTTTCGTTTACCAGTACGAATGCCCTTACTTTCTGCCAACTTCTTAGCTGCTTCCTGCCGAGTCTTCGTTGTTACACGGACATTACCCATAGCCCTGGCACCAGCCTTAACACCCTTAACTACAGCCCTGAGACCTTTAGGTAGAAACCCTTCCGCTTTATCCAAATTCCTAAGCGTACCTTCTGGCCTAAACAGGTGCTGGGCTCCCTTGCTGGTAAGGTAACCACCAACAAGGTAGTCACTAATGCCAGGACCAGTATCGCTCACAAAAGCAGCTTCTTGTTCGGGAGTTAGCTCCCTGCCCGCTGCAGCAGCAGCTAACGCCTCACGCCTTTGAACCCTGCGGCCTCGGGCCTCAGCATCAGCATAGTCAAACCTTGGATCATCAAGATCAACAGGCTTGTTCCTAACAACAGCCTTGCCGCTTTTAAGTGACTTTATTTCAGCCTCAGTCGGAGGACGACGCTTGCCTTTTTTAGAAGGACCAACTTTCTTTGCCGCCTCATCTTTAGAAAGTTCTGAAGCGTAAGCCAGGACCAAATCCCCCCTGCCCCCAAAGCTGTCAAGGTTATCACGGTAGTGATAAAAGGCCTTTACAGCGCCATCCCTTTCAACCCGCTCACGTATCTTAGCCATTTCCGCTTCAGTTAACTTACGCTCAGCCATAACAATTCCTAATCAAGTCTTTCGACTACGGTTCTTAGTAATAGAAGAAACACGCAAGTTAGCCCTGCCGTTACCGCCGCCATTCTTCAAGGGCAGAACATGGTCAACGTCTTTACTATCATGCTTTCTTACCTTGCCTTCTTTCGCCATCATTGAACGTGCCTTATTACGTGCGGCACGCTTACGGATCTCAGCAGGCCGAGCATGGAACGTATCATATTCTCTACGGTAATCCCGTGCCATTAATTAGACCGCATCTTCTTTGCTGCCTTAGAACGAATAGCAGAGTAACCTTTCTTGATACCCTTACCAGCCAACGACAGCCCCTTGGTACCAAGGATGGTCATAAGAACATCGGTAATAGCACCTTCTGGACTCCTCGTATCCACAACATAATCATCAACGATAGAACGAAAGTTGTCAGTATCAGTAAAAGCCATAAGAGGATTTGTTACGGGATTCTTCATTCGCGCAGACGAAGACGACCTAGCTAAATCAGCAAGCCGCTTTCCTGCGTCACCAACAGGAGGCGCATCTGGAGAACGCCCCTTCTTCCTCTTCTTGGCCATAAGCATTGCGGCTCGCCTGCCAGCAGAACCTCCGTCAGGAATAGCCATTACTTTTCCTTGGAGGGAAAACGCATTACCTGGCGATCGCGCTCTTCCCGCTCTTTAGCCCTTTTGCGGCTCTCTTCTTTGCTAAAGATTTTTAAACCCGGAAACTTGCCTTTGCCTTTAGGCTTACGGGGCTTACGGGGAATGGCTTTAGGCTCTGGAATAATACGAGTTCTAAATTTAACGGGTTTAACCTTTGGGTTCTCTTCCTCAGCCGCCCTACGCTTCTTAGCCATCTCTAAGTTCCTGCGGCTCTTCGTGGCTCTACCCACAAGATAAGGAATCGCTACACTTCCAATAGCCCCAATAACACCACGACCTTTAATCTTACGAGGAGCTTTCTTAACAGCGCCCTTCGGAACCTTCTTCGTTGGCGCCTTGTAGTCCATCTTCTTCATAGGACCGAGGAACCCTTTGTCGTACTTGCTTGGGAGATCAGCGCCTTGAACCATCTTATCTGGTCCCAGGCGAGGAGGCTTGTCAGGGCCATGAATCGGCGGCTTTCGGGCACCCTGAACAGGAGGTCTAACTACGTCATGGTGAGGCCCAAGCACTTGCTTCTTTGACTTGCCCGTTGCTTTTTCTTTTGCTCGTTCTCTGACCTTTCGCTCTACAGATCTTTTTGCAGCCAGTCTTCGGATCTTCCTGCTTCTGGTTTGACTATCCTTCCTGCTCTTCTTTAAATCATCAAGCCTCTGCTGCTGAGTAATTCGCTCCAGCTCCTTCGCTCGGCCCACTCTGCGAGCTTCGCTCACACCTTCTTTTGGACCCTTATCAAGATCCTGTGCCCTCGACAGGCCGAAATCGCTTTCATAAAACCGGTCTCCTATATCTCTTAAGCGAAGCTTGGTTGGCCCCGGTGTAGCCATTTCACCAGCTCGAAAGATCTTGCCTGTAGTACCTGGGTCAGCCCTCCTTCGCGCCCTAGCAAGGCGATTGTCCAGTTCAGCCTTAGAAACAATAGGCTTCAACTTCGGAGGCTTGTACTCAAAACCACCTCCAGGACCAGGGCGCTGAGTCTTCTGTGCCTTGACTCTAGCAGCAGCAGCCCTCTTAGCTGCTCGCTTAGATGCTTTAGATTCTTTCTTTTTCTGCCTAGAAGCCATTTACCACCTCATCTTTAATCCGGCCGTTGCGGCCCATCCCACTGGTTTGCCCCACTCTGAACCCGCTTCCAGGGAAGCGATCGCATCCACTCTGTCCCTAACACGGTGACGAGCGACAAGAGAAGTATCCCACCGATCCACATTAGCTCTTGCGAGAAGATCCAGTCCACCTGACTCATGATCCTTTAGAAACAGGGAGGGGGCTGACCGCCGAAGAGCGGTCAGTCCCCCTTCTCGGGGTTTGCGGAAGCAGCCTCAACAGCAGCACGCTTCTGCTTAGCAACATCTTCCATACTGATACCCATGACACCAGCTACTGCACCCAGCGAAGAAGCAATGATGGCTTCAGTCGGAAGCGTCGGAAAGAAATGCTTGGCTAAGATAGGCAGCACTGCTGCCAAAATAGACAGCCACAGCTTACGAGATTTCATTTTATCAGACATTAGTACGCACTCTTCATTGGTTTAGGTTTCTTAGTCGCTAACTTGGCAGCAGCTTTAGATCGCTTACTAGTATAAGACTTCATAGGCTTGGGGGAATGATAACCAGGCATTACTTCTTCGCTTTCTTCTTCGTGGCCTTCTTCTTAGTCTCTTCTGCAATAGCCATAAAACTCAGTCCGGGTGGGTATCCCAGCTCTTTAAATGCTTCGAGTTGATCGTCATCACAGACAAGCTCAAAGACACCTGAGTCATCAGGAGTGCTCTTCTTCCCCTTAATGCCAGAGACATCAGGGCCACCAGGGTAAACAGTTAACTTAAATGCCATGACGGCCTCCTATTCAAGCCAAAGAAGAACAGCATCCGCTGCTCCAGAATTAACAATATCAAACTTAGTACCAATCTCGAACGCCACAGAGAACGACTCACCCGGTGCTAGAGAAATACCATTAGATCCACCACTAGGACGAATCTGAATATTCCCCCCAGACTGGTTATCAATAATTGCATACTGCGTAATAGCAACATGGTTACTTGTAGATGAAGCAGCAGCCGTAGTTGTAGTGGTTAGTCCACTCCATACAGGGTTGTTGCTATTAAACTTAGAATTCAGGGCAACCATTTCTATTCCTTATCAGGGGGTGAATACTCGGGTGTGCGGACAAGCTCTTGCGCTTCCTCGTGCGTCAGAACAGACACTTTATCGGGAAGCGGATCTTGAAGTTCTCTAGTAGCAGCAATGCCTTCGTTCCCTTCAAGGTTCCGCCTAATTACATACGACCCCTCAATCACATTAATAGGCATTGTTTCAAGGCTACTAATAGGGCCGCGATAATAAACAGTCATTGGTGGAGCCTTAAACCGGACTGGTAGTTACGAGCAATCTCGGCATCAGTAAGCACTCGGTTGTAAAAGCGAGCTGTATCTAGTTGGCCAGAGAAGGGCCAAGAACCAGATTCATGATTTCCAAAATACCATGCACGCTTATTTGTATGCGTCGCCATAAATGTCTGAGCAGCTAAAACCTTTGTACCATTAATCCACCAGTCACAAGTTCCACCATAGGTAAAAGTAAGAAGCGAATGGTACCATGTGCCAACGCTCATTGATGGACCTGTAAGAACCCCATATCCCTGTATATAAAGCATGTGATTTGCGCCGCTAGTGCCCATTCTAAGCAGGTAGTGATAAGCGACAACGCTTCTGCTTCCTGTATTAGCAGCAGGCTTAAACCATACCTCAACAGTTCCTGTTGTTGGGAGCTCCATTTCAGGAGCGAGTGACAACGAGCGCTCCTGATAAAGGTACTCCAAGCCCGTGTTTCTAGCAGGATTGTAAGTCTGACCAGTACCGCAAGCGTCATCTACACCATCAAAGAAAGGAGGAACGGTAGAAGGAGGGGGGGTCAGACTGACGGGCAAGCCAGTCCAGTTTGGGAAGGGAGCACCAGAAGCTATTCCGTTGGGCCTTGTACCAACAGAGGAGTCAAACCACATCATGCCAGGAGTAATGCCTTCATACTCATATGCAGCAACGATACCGTTATAAGTCGGCGTCAGTTTCTTTTTGTGTGGTTTACCCATTCCAACGAGCCTTCTTGGGACGGATGTCATAATGCACGAATGTGCTGTATAATCCAAGTCCGCCTTCAGGAATCCGTTTAGAGTCAACTAAATCCAAAATGGCTGCGTGGAGTTGTTGTGGCTTCATGCCCTTAGCTTGCAAGTCAGCCGCAGATCCCAGCTTGTGTTGAGAATGAGTAGAACCACCCACATTCTTATTGTGCTCCTCACAACGGTAAGCAGAAGTAATCTTAATAGGGACATTAACAAGGTCCCTAATTTGTTGAAGCACCCAAGCCAGGTGACGGGTAACAGCCTTGTTCGGAGGAAAACCTAAGCACTTCCCGCACTTGCAGTAAAACTCGTTAGGTCTAAAGTTGCGGGGATAGCCGTCGTTCATCGTTTGCCCTCTCTGGCAAGGTAGGACTGCTTGTCCCTAGAGATTAACCCCTGAAACATCTTGTCCGTTTGAATAAGCTTCTTATCAATTACTTCATTGAATACTCTAACAGAGGTATTCATTGCTTCAGAGATCTTTTGCCGTTCCTCAATAGAAGAAGCATCTTTCATTCGTTGTCTAAACGGAGTCATGATACTTGCACCCAATCGAGAGCGCTCTTTCTTTAGTAACTGTTGAACTAGGATTGGGTAGTCCCGACGACGAGAGCCAAGGTAGAAGATGCTTTCAAGCCACCAGTCGTAAACCTCGGCAAGCTTTTCTTCAGGGTTATAAGACTCACCGTACTCAAACGGCATCGCACCAATGCGTTTCTCTTGCTCAATAAAGCGACGACGACCAGGAGCAACCTGAGAAAGAACCTTTGTAAAAGGGTTCCCACGCTCAGCCATTGGATCAAACAATGCAGTCGCAGTATCCCCAAGCATACGGAATAACGCAGGACCAACAATCATTTCACCCAGCGGCTTAATAACATCGCCCGCCTCAACGGGCCCAGGCCGTTGAGCGGGCTTACCGTAGATTAGAGCCATGCCGATCTGCCCAGCAGGAGAACCACCAAGGAAGAGGAGGTTTGCTACCTCACGCTGGTTTAACATGTAACCACCCAGATGTGCCTTCTTTAGCTTCTGGTAAAACTGGTCACGAGTGCTCAGCTTAGAGACCTCATCTCGTGTAAGCAATCCTTCCGGCCTAGAAATCAAAGCAGCAAGGATGCCAGCCTGAGTTCTAAAGATGGTTGTAGACATAGAGAACGGGTCCATATTGGTAGTACGCCAGGTG